CATGTCCAAACAGCATTAAATGCTATTAGTGATCAGATCCATATAATTCAGACATCATGCATATTTATCAGAATGGAAAAGGTTAAATCAATATGTGTCAAATATATTTCCTCTTTTGAAAGTGAAAGAGATTTAAATGCAGAAAATTGCAATCAAATAATGACAAGTGTTATTGGAACGCTTAGTGAAGTCTTCTTTACAGGTGATAGCCGTATGGAAGGCAAATTGAGTGGATATAAAGAACTTGCTAAGTTTGATATAAAAACTACTAAGAACATAGAATGGGCCACTATTGGAAGAAAGATGATTGGACTTGGAATGAACAGTCTCGGAATGATTGTTGGATACAAGATGTGGTGTAACAATTGGGCTTGGTCAAAAGGTGTCAAGGAAATTGAACTTACTCCACGAACTGACCCGAAGATATTACTTGAAAAAGTTTTTGGGATTAAGGGTGTACAGTTTGTTAGTGGAGAGATCTTGGAGCCCAGTAAGACATTGCAAGATATAGACAATCTTACTGAGAGGTCTGAAGAAAGATCAGGAAATCATCTTGGTTTAGGAGCAGCAAAGAGTGATCCTTCAAATAAAGGTTTAGAAGGAAAATCTGTTGTATTCACTCAAAAAGAAGTAGTATCACCACAGACTAGTGATATGTTAAATAAGATTGATGCTATTTCTAAAATTACATCTATTACTACTAGGGATGGTGCAGCATTGGAATTGATGTTTGACACTATAGATAGAGCAGTGATAAAGGATCAGGTCTTAGTTTCACATTTGGTTGAACAAGGCGTTATAAAGGTCCGTCAGGTGGAAGGTGATAAAGTGCAGATATCCTTTAAAGAAAATCAAACTCTGGAAGGAGGTAAGAAGGGTGTAAAGTCTTCTGGTACTAAATATGCTATAAGAGGTGAAGAATTTGAAAGAGATGTGAGTGATGAAGAAGCTCCTGATTTGAGTTATGTTAATACAAACACAAAATCTGGAATGCGCTTCTCAAAAAAATCTGATGATGTTCGTGTATCTAATATGCGTAGTGAAGCATATCCAAACTCATGGTACATGTGGGCTTTGGGAACTGTTGAGGCAGTGTCTGATGAGATTATTAATGAATTTGGTGACTTAGGCGGTGTGAACAATGCCATGTGGGTTAATTTCCAAGGCAGTGAACAAGCCGTCAGAAATCATCTTAAGAATAGTTTCTCAAAGATATTGTCTGGGTTCTCTACGGATCCACGTCATGTTATGGATAAGATATATAGTGCTAAGAATTTAAAGATCGCTCTTCGAAATACAGTTCCTGAAATTAGGGATTATACCACAAGACTTGAGCATATTGCAGAGAAGGTTGCTGAAAAGCGATTTGACGAGCGGCCTCGTGACAGCTTGAGTGGTAGTTGGGATGATATCACTGAGCTTGAAGAGCTTAGAGAAAGAATCCCTGAATTTAAGGACGTGTCTGACCGCAATTTGATGGTTCGTTATTACTCTTATATGGAGAAGAAGAAAGCAGGTAAAAAGCTTGAGGCTAAAATCCTATCGAATCCTCCCTTTAGATCTAGAGATGTGACTAGTTTATGTATGTTTACGAGTTATGAGGGATGTGATGAAGAATGGTTGGGTTATGGAACTGTTGTGAAATGGATGGTCCAAGAGCCTACTATTAAGGATCCTCAAATAGTTAATGTTTTTGCTACTGTCAAGCATAATGTGTTTGGAAAAGACAGAGCAATGGTTCCGCGAAGATTTACATTTTTTGATGGAAGTAAAGATCAAGTGGATATTGAGACTGGAAAGGTTAGGCCTCTGATGGTTCTTGATGCAAGAAATCCACAGGACGTTCAGATAGTATTGTCTGGTGGATTTGATTTTGTGTTGTTGAGGTCGCCTAAGTTTTCTCAATTCAAACCTATGGAAAGTCATATTGGGCCTATTCCAAATGATGCTTATATCCATGTGTGGCAGCCTCCATCTTTCGATCCAAGCAATTATATGATGGAATATGATATTCAAAATTGTGTGGAGAGGAGTGGTAAGTACTGCACGTTTGGTGAGGGTTCATCGGGATGTGGCATGTTCTGGGTTGATCCCCAAGACAGGATTTTCTTTGTAGGTGTCCATTTTAGACATGATATGGATAGAGATGTGAATGATTGGATTCGGGTACAAAGTGATAACTTGTTTGCAATTGGCAAACATTTAAACTCTTATGTCCCCCAGGGTTGTTCTGGCTGGATAAATATCAAGGATGCCAGAAGTGCTGGGATTATGATGCCAAGTACTATGTATGTCAAGCACATATCCCTGGGGGGAAGATTGGGGTTAAGCCTGAAAAATCAGTAAAAGAAGATCGTGGACTCCCAAATGAAAAATATGCTTTTAGACTTGCTGATTCTAAAACTCGAGAAAGGAATAGGAGTTACTTTCTCGGAGGTGATGTGAAAATGTTTGAGAATTTGCCTGAAGAAGACAGTGTTCCAATTCAGGAGCATTGGTTGAAGATGGATAGAGGTATTTATAGAAAAGTTTGTAAGGACTTTTTAGACTGGTGTAGAGAAAACCATATGACTTCGGCAGTTAAGAATGCATTAGATATTTTTGTGCGTCGTTCTGCTGTTTCTATTTTTAAGAAAACTATGTGGAAGGATAAAGTTGAAATGGTTAAGGATCCTATGTTCTGGACTTATTTGGAATGGTGGATACTTTATTCAGATATGTGTAATTGGGTTGAACCATACACTGAGACTGATAAAGAGGAACTGTTAGATATTAAAAAGATAGAACAAGGAAAAGGTCGTACCTTTATTTACCAAGGTTCATACCAATGGTTCTTAGATTGTATATTGCTTGGAGGTATAGCCGATCACATGCATGATACTCCTATTTGTAGGGCTGGTTGGGTTCCAGTCCGAGGTGGAGTTGATAAGTTGATTGCAGAAGCATACTCCAGATTTGGAGCTGATTTTACAGTTGTGAAAGCAGATTGCAACAAGTATGATTATAGTCAACATCGATTTGATGTAGATGAAAATGAAATATTGTTTAAAAACTTGGTTGCAGGATCTGATGAAACAAAGCATTTGATACACCAGAGTTTTGAG